TCCTGCCCGCTGCCGCCTGCCGAACATCACAGTCCGCGGCGGTGAGCGCCAGCTTCTCCAGGATCGCGGCGTCCGTGAATTCAGAGTCGAGAATCGCTGCAAAGAATTGTAGCCCAGGATCAAGCCGTTCGAAACACGGTTCTATTCGACGCACTATTCTGTGGCACTCCACTCCAATAGGAGCCGGAATGGGGAGGATGTAATCATCTACCTCCATATACGCGAGCTCATCATCTCCCGTCCCTCCGCCAGCAAAAAGCCCGTCGTACATGGCGACATATGCTCCGTTTCCTGGGACTTCGATTTCCTGCCCTAGCGGATAAATGACGCGGCCATACCAATCATTCAACGATCCGCCATCTTTCTTGATCAATTTCAATCCAACTCTTTTCATGATTCCTCTCCTTTTGGGCTAAAGCCCTGGCTTTAAAATGAAGCCGCCGATCGTCCGTGGACATTTAAAGGGTCCGTCTTGGACGATGAGGTCATCCAGACCCGATGCCCCGAGGCGGAATTGAACCGCGCTCATGGTCGCGTCGACGCCAGATTTACAGTCTGGGCGTGCTCCATACACGTCTACCGGGGCAGAAAAAAAGCGCCCACTACCGGAGCCCGGGAAGGAAAGGAGTGAACCCCCCAAGATGCGGAGTGGGCGTTTATATCTCACTGTTTTTCCGTGGCGATCTCATGCATGAGCGCCTCTATGCAGAAAGCATTCAGACTGAGATGCGGCTTCTTCTTTGCTGCCGATTTGATCTTTTTGGCGGCTTCTTCAGGAAGTCTTAATTCGAATCTGGTGTATTTGATATTTGTCTTTGGTCTCGGCATAATACCGTATAATACAAAAAAAAAAAATATTGTCAAGTGAAATAAAGAAATTTAATTGAATAACCAGTGAAATGATGGTATATTACCGCTATGATTGCCGATCTTATTAGTGTGAAAAAGATTACACTCTACCTAGAAGATGAGTTTGCGGCAAAATTAAAAGAAAGAGCCAAAAAGAACCATCGAAGCGCCAATGCCGAGATCACTATTCTGCTGGAACGATACCTTGCAACAGAGCAGCAGGATAAGACACAACCCGGAGAAGAAAAAATAGGGGGCTAGCGCAGGGATGGCGGGAAGATCCCCGCTTCCTTTCAGCCATCCTCAAATATGCGGAGCCCACTATTTTGGAATTTCCGAAATAGTGTGATATAATAATACAGGAAAAGTCCATGAAGAAGTGCTTGGTTTTCCTGATCATTCTACTCGCCGCCTTCTCTGGATGCAGCATGATTTATGTCGGGCAGGAGGATTGGGACTACTACACCCCATGCAGCTATACGCCAGCGAGCTTTGAGGAACTTGAAAGTTGGGTTTACACAGAAATTGCCTATGAAAAAGACTTAGATCAATACGACGCGAGAGATTATTGGGCAACTCCCGCGGAAACATTAGCCAGCATGAGGGGTGATTGCGAGGATAGCGCTCTCCTTCTTGGCTATATTGCGCAGACTGTCTTTAGCCTCAAACCCACATTCCTTCTTCTCCTGAATCCAGAAGATATGAATGATTGGCACATTGTTGTTACATTCGAAGGCTATTTTTACTACCGCTGGCAGGATCGTAATTATCATTATGCGAATTGGATCATATTTAAGAGATATAACTATGGTCAAGCAATGTGGATCGCGGAAAATACTCATGGGCAAGGGATTTTAGGGAAGTCAATTCAATAAAAGGAGATTGAAATGGGTCTTCTTGATGATTTAGCTCATGGTCCTTTAAGACCTCAAATGGTATGTCCTCATTGCCAGACCCCCGGTACAGTGCGGACAATGATGATCAAGCAAAAGAAAGGCATAAGCGGAGGGAAAGCGGTCGGGGCTCTTTTCACCGGAGGCCTTTCCATTTTGGCAACAGGATTATCCAGGAAAGAAAAAAATACTAAAGCTCATTGTGAAAACTGCGGAGCAGATTGGGTATTTTAGTTTTTCAATTGCCGATCATCTGAGATCTTTTCCCATACCTTGCTGGCTGCCTCCTCGGAGAACCCGGTCGATACATCTATCCCTAATTTTTTCGCCATTCTGGTTAGGCTCGGATGAGTCACGTCCAAATAGAGCCCGAGCCGGCGATGTGTGCAGGGCCAGTGAGGAATTAGCTTTATCTTGTCAAAGCCTTCTTGTTTTTCTAATCGCGACCTCACTTTTATTTCAATCGTTTTTCTCTCAATTCCGATCCTCTTCAACATCTCCGGATCCCGGCTCCTATAGCAAATCCAGTCCCAGGCCATCATGGCTTCTCGATAATTCAGCCTCTGGGGAGGCAAGGTGATCCCCGCGGCATGTCTCGCGGATCTCAATAATTTCAAGTCAATACCCAACAGGTCAGCGATTGCCTCATACGAAAGTGGCCACCGTAGAGGAGCAATCTTTTCAAGAGACATCGAACCTTCCTCAAAAACTACATACCTTGAATTTATAGGTTCCATGTAACAAGTATACAACAGGGCTTAACACTGTGTCAATAGTACCCAAAGTTACAGAAATTACATCACATGTAACTTTTTGTAAATGTTTTTATTGCATATGCCATATATATTTATAAAAATATTTTTAGCCGCTACATGAATTACAGAGGGCCGCGCGCCCTATATATACAAAAAAATAACCCAAGCTATTGGCTGCCTATGCCTTTGTGTTTTTTCCCTCGCATGCGTGGCGTTATTCATGTACTTATTGTAATATAGTAACTTTAAATATATATATATATATAATAAGGAATTAGGGCGTTAAAAAAAATTACAACGAAGTTACAGTAAGTAACTCGGCAAAACGTTAAAGGTACTGTGCCGTTCGTGCAAGTAAAGCGGGTAAGCGTGCAGCGCATCGAACTCGCATACTGATGCCCTTGCGGGAATTGGTTACCGCGTAGTAGGTTGCGGGCAGGTACGTCATGCCAATCATAACCCGCGCGGCGTTCGCGAAGATCGCCAAGGTCAATAAGGTCCAGGTCACCAAGCTCATCAAGAGCGGAACGCTCACGGGGCGTAAGGTGGATTTGTATATCGACACCTCGGCTCCGAAAAACCGAGCATACCTCAAGAAGCATGGCGTGGTTCTGAAGAAGAAGGCTAAGAAAGAGGAGCAACCCCTCCAGATCCAGAAGGTGATGGAAGAGGTGCGCCTCAAGGGGGAGCAGGCCGACCTGATAGCCCAGAAACGAGCGCAGGCCATGGGGCTCCTTATAGAGCGGGACATCGTTTCTCAGATGATGGCCGCCTTCGGTGTAGAACTCAAGATCCGTTTCCTTGACCTGCCACGGCGGGTCTCCCCCCGCATCCACGCAATCGTGAAAGCCAAGGGCGGGCCGCGCGCCGTCGAAGAAATCCTTGACAAAGAGATCGCCGATGGCCTCAAGCATGCGAAGGAGAAGGCCCGTGCCCTTGGCCTCGGTGATATCGCTCGCTGAAACCGTACGGCGCCTGATCTCTCTTGAGCAGCACCGCGACATGATGGTGTTTGCCGCGAGCGCCCTGGACCTCATCCCCGATCACCTCAATCGGATCACCGTGGGGGACTGGGCGGAGGAGAAGCGGATCCTTCCGGTAGGCCTCACCTCGATGCCTGGCCCCTTCCGCTGGAGCGTGGCGCCGTACATGCGTGAGATCGCGGACTGTCTTAGCGAGTCCTCCGACGTCACCGAGGTAGCGGTGATGAAGGGGGCGCAGATCACGTTCACAGTCGGCGTGTTGGAGAACTTCATCGGCTACATCATAGACGTCGCTCCGGGGCCAGCCATGTTCATCTCCGCGGATAAGGGGATGGCGGAGACGAGCGTGGAGCTCCGCGTGGACAGGATGATCGAGAGCGCTGGTCTTTCGGGGAAGGTGTTTTCCCAATCGGAGAAAAGGCACAATAAGAAGACGGGCGATACCAAGTCGAAGAAGGAGTTTGCCGGCGGCTTCCTCCTGGCCATCGGGCCGAATGTGGGAGCGAAGCTCAGGAGCTTCTCAGTCCGATATGAGGTGTTCGATGAGATCGACGCATACCCCAAGGAGATCGGGGCATCAGACAAGAGCAAGGGCAAGACGGCCAACGAAGGTGATCCCATCGCGCTCGCCAAGAAGAGGACTGTTGCCTTTGAGCAGGTCCGGAAGATCCTCTATGGCTCGACACCTCTCGATGACACGACCTCGAGGATAAAGCCGCTTTTTGAGAAAGGGGACCGCCGGTACTTCCATGTCCCATGCAAGCTCTGCGGCCACATGCAGCCGTTGCGCTGGCGGGATCCCGACGGAACCTATCGACTCAAATTCGAGGTGGACAAACTCGGGCGGCTGATCCATGAGTCGGTGCATTACGAATGCGAAAAATGTCATGGCCACTGGAAGAACGAAGATAAGATGATCTTTCTCCAACTTGGGGAATGGCGGCCGACCGCGGAGTCAAGCGAGCCCGGGCTCCGGAGCTATCATATCTCCGCGTTGTATTCCCCCGTTGGCATGCAGAGTTGGGAGGCGATATGTCAGGAGTGGATCAACGCTAAGGAGGATCTCACCAAGCTCCGCGCGTTCATCAATACGGTACTGGGGGAAACCTGGGTAGAGCGCGGGGAGGCTCCACGGTATGAGCGCATCATGATGAGGCGGGAGGAATACAAGACCGGTTCCCTTCCGGATGGAGCCCGGCCTCTCCTGGTCACGGTCGGCGCTGACGTGCAGGCGGACAGGATCGCCGTGGAGACGGTGGCATGGGGGAGGGACAAAGAGAGCTGGAGCATCGAATATGTGGAGCTCCCAGGCGATACTTCGGATATAGACTCGGAGGCCTGGAAGGGCCTTTCAAAGCTGCTCAACTCAACTCCCGCAGGGCTTCCCGTGTTTCGCGCGCTTATCGACTCTGGTTTCAATTCACCTGTGGTCTATCAATTCTGCGAGACGTTCACCCAAGGCGTTCTCCCGGTGAAGGGTGATTCCCGGCTGCAGGCTGACCGCGGGACATCGAGGGTCTATGCGCTGCGCGATGTCCCTGGGTATTACGTCAAGCGCGTTGACCTGGATCCCGGCCACCTGAAGCAGGAGATCTACAACAGCCTAGGGCGGGGTACCTCGGAGGGGAAAGCGCCGACAGACCCATTTCCGGGATATTGCCATTTTCCTTTCGACTACGATGAACGCTATTTCCGTATGCTCACCGCGGAGGAACGTGTACGGGAAACAACGCGGGACGGGAAGGGCCGTATGGTTTGGCACCTGCAGCATGGGCGGCGCAATGAGGCGCTGGACTGCCGGGTCTACGCGCTGGGGTGTCTCTCGGTCGCTTACGGGGAGAGGGTCCGGGAGATAGCCGAGGAAGACGCAGCTGCGAAATGCGATCCCCGCAATTACTCATGGTCAGATTTCTGGGATGAGGTGGAGCAATTGGCTAAAAATAAATAAAAACAAAATAGGTATTGACGAAATTCATTGTCCTGGCTTACTGTGTGGCCTGAAGCGTTCCCATCTTTACGGGAGGATGATCCGATGAAGCGAGTGAGGAAGTAGTTGAAAGGGCGGCGGGTGACACCCGCCGCCAGACCGTTCGGGCTGGGTCCCACGTCATGGTCGACCCGGAGTTTCGGTCGCTATAGGTGTCTTCGCGGGGGTGCAGCCTAATGGCCCGCACCGTCGCAGAAATCCAAGTAGACCTTACCGCCGCTTATGCCTCCCGCCGCGTGGCCCTTCAGGCTCAGTCCACGTCCCTCGATTCAGGGCAGGGACGGATCTCAGCCACCCGCGCAAACCTTACTGAAATAAATCGGACCATAGGGGAGCTCGAGGGCGAGCTCGCATATGCCCAGGATACTGATGGCGGAATCATGCACATCTCGCTGGAGCGGGACGTATGAGCAAACGCCGGCGTCATCATTCCCGCCAGGCGTCCGGGTCCAATACCCAGACCGTAGCCTCGGCAGCTTGGAATTGGAGATCCGGATCTGCCTCGATTTTTGACGGGTCGAAATTCCGCGGCGCTCTCAGGTCTGCTTATCCCTCCGGCTATGACCTCGATTACGCGACCATCCGTGCGCGGGCCCGCGTCGCGCGTTGGGATTCCGCGCATGCCCGGGCCATCATCCGCCGGCTTGTGGACAACGTAATCGGTACCGGCATGTCAGCCTCGGCCGCACCGATGTGGGACATCATAAAGTCCCAGCTCTCCCCGGATGACCAGGCGAAACTATCCCGCCAAATAACGCAGCAGCATGCGCTTTACATGCAGTCTCATGAGCCGGACGCCACCGGCCGGATGACCGGCTATGAACTTCAGGCATTCGAATTCCTCAACGAGCTTGGAGACGGCGAAGCGATCATCATCCAGCGGTTTTCCGGCCTTGCTTCCCGCATGTCCCCTGTGAGCCTCCAGTTCATCGATGCCGATCAGGTATGCAATCCCTTTGATAGGCTGATCAGTACGGCTGTTGACTCCGCGGGGAATACCCTTGTGGACGGTTTTGAGGTCGACCCCTATGGGCGCGAGATCGCAATCCATGTACAGGATCCCAAAGCAATCGCCCCAAAGTATACGCGAGTGCCCGTCAACGGTCCTAGTGGCCGGCGCTTTGTTTTGCACCCTGGAAATTATGAGCTAGTGGGTCAGGTCCGAGGAATCTCCATCCTTGCGCCAATCATTCACGATCTCCAAAAGATCACCGATTACAGCATTTCGGAGATCGAGGCAGCACTTATCAACTCGGTGATTGCAGGATATGAAATTGCGGGCGCGAGCGGAAAAGTCAGTGGCTTGGCGGGGGGTGTTGTCCAAGCTGGGAGCGGGTCGGCAAGCAGCAGCTCGGCATCATCTGTAGGAAACGGCGTTCCAACGCGCATCATCGACAAGCCAGGGATCTGGGTAAAGAAAGTACCTTTCGGCGGAGACATAAAGTCCTTCGACACCAAGCGCCCCAATGTCAATTTTGCGGAATTTGTGAAGGCTGTCCTCACTCACCTCGCCGCGGCACTCTCGATCCCTATCGAAGTTCTGGAGATGTCGTTCAATTCCAATTATTCGGCATCCCGGGCGAGCCTGATCCTCTTCTGGCAGCGCGTTGAAAACTGGCGCGAGAGCCTCATCTCTCAATTTTTGCAGCCCTGGTATGACACCTGGTTCATCGAGGCGGAGCGCGCCGGGCGTTTTCAGGCGCCCGGATTCCGTGACGGGAATCCTCTGATGCGCGCCGCTTGGCTCAACGTCAATTGGATAGGCATCTCCATGCCGAGCATCGACCCGACGAAAGATGCGTCCGCGGATGATGCGCGCATTGCGCAGGGATCAACGACCCGCGAGCAGGTCTCCATGCGGTATAACGGCTCCAATTTCGAGGAGAACGCCGCGAAGCTTGCCCGTGAGAACGATCTACTTTCAAAAGCCACCAAGTCCATGAACCCTCCTGCGGCTGCGCCGGCACAACAGCAGCCGCAGCCGGAGAGCGATGGCGCCATGCCTGGCGACTCAGCAAGCCCGATGCAAGGAGATGGCCAGTGAGCTTTCCATGGGCCGAGATCTTTACCGCGGCAGGAACCGCCTTCTTGATTTTCGTTGGAAATCTGATATGGAAGACAATCCGGAAACGGGTGAGCGTTTCGAGTCCATTTGAAACACTCGTCAAAAAAATGAGCGCTGCTCTCGACACGCTCATAGAAATACAGGGGCCTCTATTGGAGTCCCAGACGGTTCTCCTCGAGGTGGCAAAGGGAGAATGCAATGGGAATATCGAACGCGCACTTGATGTGACGCGAGCGGCAAAGGAAAAGTTCGATGCCTTCTGTATCGAATCTGCCAAGAGCGGAGAGGTCAATATATGATCCAGGGAACCCTGAACGGATCGAAGAGGGATGTGTGTTTTTTCAGCCAATCGAACAACTCCACAGAGGCCATCATCGACGCGATCAAGACCGAGATCCGCGGCCTGCTCCTGACATGGTTCAGCCAGCAGGGGATGGCGGACAGGTCCGAGGCGGCATTCAAGTTCGCGAAGCTCTACGGGATCCTAGAGAGCTGCGGAGGGTCAACGATGGCTTCGGTTTCCTACGCGGTGAAGGACTTTGGCGCAATCATAGATCAGGGTTCCATCACGAAATACCTGGAGATGCCTGGAACTTGGGCAGAGCAGTGGGACGACGCGGCGATGATGTGCGCCAATGATCCGAGGAACGCGGCGCTGTTCGATCCCGTGATCGGAAAGCACGGTTCCGTCATGGAGAACAGGTACGCCTCCATCCATTACCTCATCATCAAGCTGATGTTTGGATTGGACGCGGAGCCCGCGCGGGTGATGGACTTCGACGATGTAGCGCAGAGGATCTGGACGGGAGATGGCGCAGACATCCTGATCCCGGGGCATTACGTCGGAGGGGTGCTGGTGAACGATACAGCGGGCGTGATCCTCATCAACGATTCCTGGCGCGGCCGCCCTCTCTTCGGGGGAGGTATTCGGCCCGCGTCGGATGACGGTTTCAATCGCATTCTCACGCGCGAGGAGTTTAACTCTGGATCGCGTCTCGTGACCATCGTGAAGAAGGTCGAATAGGAGGAAGGCAATGAGTTATCAGGGAGTTTCCATTCAGCGCGTAGGCATCATCGAAGAATCGCCGGGCGTGAAATCGAGCAAGCGCTTCTGGGGGTCCATCCTCCTGGCGGCGGGCGGCTTGCTCATTCTTGCGCTCGGCATATATAGCTTTTTCCATGTCGCCGCTGATCCCGAGACGGTGAAGGGATGTGGCATTGCCCTCATCGTCGTCGGTGGCGGCCTCCTTGGCATAACCGTGTTTGAGGGAATAAGCGATGCAATCGGGAAAGCCGTAGCCAGGCGCGTTTCCAACGCGAGTGCACAGGAGGCCGGCCAGTGAGCGGGTCAGTGGCGGAATACTGCGAGGTGACGCCATGAGGGTCTACATGATGGAAGCAGGGTTCCTCGCGCGCCTGCGCGCGGATCGCAAAGAGCTGCTGGCTTATGCCCGCTCACTCGGCAGAGCCGAACAAATGCGGCAAGCGCGCGAGGACCTCATGTCGTCCACCCAAATCAATCTGGCCCCGGAGCCGGGGAAGGAAACCGGGAAACTCTACTCCGTCGACGCCGAAGGGGTCGCGCATATCCCAATGGTGGGTGAGCTCACTCCCGCGGCAAAGACGGATGCATGCGGCGCCTACACCGCGGAGGCCCTGACTGAGTACGGCTTTCTCATTGCCGCAATTCAGGCTGCTGATGCTGACCCGAACGTATCTGCCATTGCGCTGGATTCCAATACCCCCGGGGGCTATGCGGATGGTGTTGATCTGGTTGCCCAGGCGTTCGCTGCTGCCAAGAAGCCCACCATGACAATCGTCTTCGATTCCATGCAGAGCGCAGGCTACTACATCGGGTCCCAGGCTGACCGAATTATCGCTCTTTCTCCGGCTTCCAAGGTGGGCTCTGTCGGGACGGTCGTGATCGAGACGGACGACTCCCGCGCCCTCGAGGCCGAAGGAATTGACCGCCGGGAATACACCGCGACCGATGCGCCGCTGAAACGCCCCGATGGGACCACGGACGAAGGCCGTGCTCAATTCGTCGCCTATGCCGATGGACTCCAGCGCGTGTTCATGGATCGTGTGGCCTCCGGGCGGCATACGACCATGGCGGATGTGCGCGAGCACTACGGCAAGGGCGCCACGGTCTTCGCGGCTGACGCGCTCGAGGCCGGGATGATCGACGATGTGGGGGGCGTGGATATCGAAAGAAAAGCCGCCGGCGTTGCCGGTGAAAAAACCGCCGCGAAAGCGGACGGGATCTCCAAAACGGGAGGGGCCAAGCACATGACCCTCGAAGAATTGAAAAGGGACCATCCCGCCCAGTACGCGGAGGCAACCTATGCCGAGCGCCAGGCGGGCAAGGCCGAAGGAGTCACGGAAGGCATTACCCAGGAGCGCAAACGCCTGGAGCAGCTCAATGCGTTCCGTGGTATCAACGCAGACGGCGACAAGGCCGTCGACGAAGCGATACGGTCCGGCAAGACCTACACGGATGCCGCTCCGCTTATCGCGGCCGCGACCGCGCGCGGGAAGACCGCCGCTGCCGACGGGGAGAATGCGCCGGAAG